GGTCGCGGCGTCTTCCCTTTCGAGCCGAAGTGCTTCCCGAACCTCGCGCGCCAGACCATCGAGCGCCGGCTGAACAATGTCTCTGACTTCCGCCATGAGTTTCATGACGAGTTCCGAGAGATTCATTCTTGTCTCATTGCTGCGGCGCTGAGCCAGGACAGCGGTGCGCCGACCTTGCGGTACAGCTCCACGCCATCGTTAAGTCCACGTTGCATGTTCTCGCCCCCATCATCATCGTTCGCCGCCGCCGGCGAACCGCCGAAGGGATCATCGAGCTGATCGCGCTTAGCAAGCGCCGCCAGTGAGTAGTTTTGTTGCTGAAGGAACGGGGTTTCGCCGCCATCGACCGGCGGCAGTTCCTCCTGACGCCTGGCTTCGTTCGGCGCCAGCCAGCCACCCGCAATCGCATCCGTGTGAGACTTGAGCCGCGTGTCCGGATCCATGCGCAGCAGTTCCGAGGTATCGAACCAGATCTGCTCTGTCAGATCGCCGGCAGCAATCTCCAATCCTTCGTCGAGCCTGGACTCGATGCTGTCGACGATCGGATGAAGGCACCGATCGTAATAATGCTGATTCAGCGCGGCAACGTTGTTGACCGTCGGCATCTGACCGAGGCCGAGTTTGTACGGCGGCACATGGAACGTGGCGCAGACCATCTCGCCGGTGAACTTCAGCTGATCGATGAGCTGCGAATCCTTCGCGCTGATCGTCATCGCCTGGTAGCTCAGTCCGTCGCCGAGCACGAGCAGGTTGCCGACGTTCTTGCCGCTGAAGTTCTCCTTGAACGAGACTTTGATGCGGTCGGCGGTGTCATCGGAGATCGCACCCGGTGCCGTCATGACACCGCCGGGCTGGCTCATGTTTTGGAAGAAGTGGGCGCTGTTCTCCTGGATCGCGAGCGCCTGCATCGCCGCCACGCCGCAGGCATAGATCGGAGACACGCCGGCCAGCGGATGCCAGATCGTGTTGATGCGGTCGTGGATGATCTCGGAGGCGGGGACGGTCACGGCGCGCGCAACGTCGGCCAGGTCGTCGGCGTGGAGCTGATAGAAGATCTGGCCGGACGGCGAGATCAGGGGCTGCACGCGACTCGTGTCGAGCACATACATCGCCTCGACGAAGCCGCGCTGATCCCGGACCTTTAGCACGTAGGTGTTGCCGCGAAGCAGCAGCGAGAAGATCCAGGACTTGACAAAGTCGCCCCAGCTCTGGAAGTGGTTCGGGCGGCGCAGCACGGGCCGGCGGCGAGTGCGCTGCCAGATGCCCATGCCTTCGTTCCAGCGCATCACGTACGCCGGCATCTTGCCGATGTCGCCGGCGATCAGGGTCACACACGCGAACACGGACCAGTTGGCCGACACCGACTGCACGTCGACCTTGATGTTCTGTTGCCAGGCGCCGGCGAAGGATTCCAGGATCGACGGCCACCAGCCGTAAATGGATCCCGCGGGCTTCAGCGAGAACAGCTTACGCAGCAGGCGTAGCATGGACGGCGGTCTTTTTCTTGCGTTTCGTCGTCCGTTTCTTCCGCCGCGCCGGTTCCGGCGGTGGCTCGCCGGCCGCATAGCGGGCGTGGCCTGCGGCGACGAGCACGCGCGCGTCCTGACGGCTCACGGCGTCGAAGGGGTCCTCGGCCCGCAGGTCGCGCCGGTTGTAGCGCAAGCGGTCCGATGTGCAGACAAGTTCGATCATGGCGCCTCCTCAAAAAGGGGGGCCGGGCCTCCCGACGAAGCCCGGCCCGAAACCGCTAGCTGGACAGCGAACCCCAGTTGACTTCGCTCAGTGCCGCCACGGCGCCATCCCGGCGCTTCTTCCAGTTGATGGTGCGCTCGGCCAGGAAGCCGACCAGGTTGTTCTGCCAGAGACTGACCAGAGTCGAGCCCGTCGGTTGATCCTGAGTGAAGTCCGCGTCGTCCATCTCGAGCGAGGCCTCACGGCTCATGTCGATCGAGATATCCCCGTCGTCGCCGAGGTAAATGTCACCGGCGTTGACCAGGAAGACATAGGCACCTGCCGACACGGTCGGCACGTGCTCGGAGACGATCACCGGCAAACCAAACAGCGTGCCGCCATTCATGGTGATGCCCGGAAACTCCGGCGCGCCGAGCGCGTTGACCATCAGCGACAGCGACAGCGCGACCGTGGCCGGCATGATCCACACGCCCATGGTCGGCGCGTTGTTGGCAGCGATGAAGGTCGTGAACAGGGTCTTGATGTCGGCCCTCACGTTGTCGCCTGCATTTCCGCTCGACGCCGGCGCGGCGACCGCATTGGTGATCGAAGCCGGCGTGTTGGCGCCACCGGCGTTGTCCACGTCGATAAAGTCGATGTCCATCCGGGCCCTGAGCGCCTTGGTCATCTCGTCGCGGATCACGATGTCGGACGACGGGCTTGAGTCGCGGATGTGCTCCATCGTCAGGACGACGATGTTGGCGACCTTGAGCGGCGTCAGCGTGGTGCGATCGAAGTTGAACTTGGTCAACGGCTTCGGCTTGCCTTCACCGACCCAGTAGCCGTCACCGCCCTCGGTCTGGCTGATCAGCGGCACCCGGAACGGGATCTGGCGAAGCGACGGAACGCCGTTCATGCCGAACTTCCCGAGGATGGTTTGCGGTCGCAGGAACTCAACGAAGTCCGCGAACAGCGAGGTTTCGTCACCGACCAGATTCTCGGCCCAGTTGCCCGAGCCGGTCGCGCCCGCGGCGACCGCGGCCTTAACGATCTCGACCAGCTGCGGGTCTCGGTCCCCGTAGAGCTTCTCCGCAATGGAGTCAGCCGGCTTGTAGTTCAGCCGGGACAGCGCCATGCAGCGGACGAAGCGGGCAAAACCGATGCCCTTGTCGCGCTTGGGCGAATCGATCTCGATGCGGTTGCCGCCGTCGCGGGCGCGGGCAGCTTTCGCCGGGTCTTCGCCGGCCTTGCGGTAGAGGGGCTTGGCACCCGCCATCTGCTTCTCGAGGCGCTTCAGGCGCACCAGGTCGGAATCGATCAGATCGATATCGTCCTGCGCCTGGTCGAAGTCGAGCTGCTCGTCCTCGGTCATCGAGCGGCCTTCATCGGACGCCTTCTGGGTGATCTTCTCGAGGCGACCCACGGTCGCCGCGCGCGTGTTCTCCAGATCCTTGATCTGGTCAGAGATGGACTTCGGCATGATTACTGCCTCCTGATAAGTTGCACGGGACCGCGTGGAACGGCCTTGATGACCCCGACAGGGGGTTCCAGCTGTTTCAGCCGGACGGACCGGGACGCCTCACGGCCCGACAGGGCCAGGAGTCTCGAATCCAGGGACTTGATGGCGGTGATCGTGGCCTCGGCGTTCGCCGGGATCGTGACCGCCGAGAGCTCGTGCCAGGCCCACTTGATGAAGTGGATCCCGTACGTGCCCTCGATAAACGAATGCTCTATCGAGCTGAAGCCGATCGACAGGCCACGGACGAGGCCGAGCTTGATGCTCTGCCAGGCCTCGTCGAGGCGGTCCTTGAGCGTGCCGGGCTCGTCGGTCTGGACGAGCTTCACCGTGACGTCGATGCCGTCGCGCGTGACCTTCGCCTTCGTCACATGACCGATCGGCTCGCCCGAGTGGTGCTGCCACAGGAACGGCAGCGGCAGCTTGAACTCGGCGCCCTTCGGTTCGACGATGTCCTGCATGCGGTCCGGGCTGGGCGTCGTCGCGATGCCCTGGAGTTCACGCTTGTCATCGTCGACGGCCTTGATTTCGAACGTGCTGTAGGCGCGTTGCTGCATGGTGGTTTCCTCTCTCGGTGACAGCGGCCGGCGGGCTACACCCGTCCGACCAGAACCTGGTATTGGCGCTTGCGCGGCTTCGGGTCCATCGCCATGAGCGCCGTCGCATCGAGCGTCGCCATGAGCGGATCGATCTTCGCGGACCCCGCGGCCTGCTTGGTGATCAGCACGGCGTTGCCTCTCGGCTCGACGCGGGCGTTACTCACGCACCAGGCCATCAGCGGCCGGCCGCCGTGCAGCACAGCCTTCTCGGCCAGCCTCCGCTCGAGCGTCTTGATGGCGCCGACGAGCTTCCAGCCCTGCGAGATTCCGAGCACACGATCGCGACTGATATTGCGTGCGGCAATCTCGTCGACGATATCGGCGATACCTGCCGCATCAACGCCGACGCGATCGAGCAGCCCAGCCTCCTCGGTTCGCTCGACGTAGTTCCCAAGCTGTTCGATGTCCTCGCCGGCCTGCTGGACGATCGTCAGGTCGCCATCGCGGGCGAAGTCCTCGAACCGGGCGGCCTCGGCCTTGCGGCGCTCGAGCACGATCGGATGGATCCACGCGTGGGCCCAGTGCAGCCAGCGCCCGGTCTCTTCCTCGCGCCCGACGATCGAGAGCGCCAGCATGTCGTCGAGCCCGCCGCCGTCGATCCCGACGGTCACGACCTCGCTCCGCTGCAGGAGTTCGTCGAGCGTGAGCTTGCCGCCGCAGGCCTCCCAGAAGTCCGCACCCGCCCAACGGTTCGAGAGCAGCGCCAGGCCGATCTCGACGTTCAGGTGCTTCGCCAGGAAGCCGCGGATCGACCCCTCGCCGTCGTTCTCGGCTTTCCGGAGCTCGCGCTCGAGGAACGCCGGATCCACGCTAGCCCCGAGGTTCGGGTTGGTGACGTAGAACATCTCGGGCTTGCGTGGCGCGCCGTCGTCGATGAGCGCCTTCGGGAACTCGTAGATGACCGGCAGAAACTGCGGGTCATCAATCCGGCCGTCGCGAACATCCCGGGCGTAGCTAAGCTTCTGCAGGAAGACGCCCGACGGCGGATCGTCCGACTGCGTCGACAGATAGACGGTGAAGCCCTCGGGCCGGGACGCGAGTCCGCCCGTCGCCTCGCGGAGCATGTTCTCCGCCTTCGGCTTCTTGCCGAAAAGCCACAGCTCGTCGATCAGCACCCCGGTCGCCTTCTTACCGGAGACCGTTTCGCTGTCGGCCGCGACCACCTTGAGCGTTGCCCCGGTGCCGCGGTGCGTGATCGTCCGGACGTGGTCCTGGACGTGCATCAGCGCGTCGAGCTCGTCGTCCGCCCGGACCATATCCCTGGCCGGATAGAAGCTGTTGTTCGCGATCTCGATCGTCGGCGCGAGCACCAGGTACTCGGCCGACCGTCGCCAGTTCAGGATCAGCGCCGTCAGCATGATCCCGGCCGCGGCCGTCGACTTTGTGTTCTTCTTGCTGACCAGCAGAAAGAACTCGGTGATCAGACGGCGCCCGGTCTCCGGGTTGTAGGACCCGAACACGGCCTCGACAAAGCTCGAGAGCCACGGCCGCTCGAGATCACCCATCGGCGGGGAGCCTGCGACGTCGACCACCCGCAGCTGCCGGTAGATGGCTAGCGCCTGCGCGGCCGGCTCCGGGAACAGCGGTGCACACGGGACGAGCGGCTCACGGGCGACGATTCGGCGTTCCCAGTCCGGGCACGCCGTCGACCACTTCATCCGGGCGTCAATTCAGCTTGTCGGGCTGAGTGAGCACGAGCGGCGCCTGGGCCGGTGCGAAGCGGCCGCCCTCGAGGAGCTTCTTCGCGTCCTCGGTTCGCTTGGCCTTCTTCCCCAGCTCGGTCGGCTTGACGTGCACCAGCGGCGCCGCGGCGATGGCCATGCGGTCGCGGCGTGTTTGCTCGGCGCTCGGATCATTCATCACCTTCAACATGTAGCTGAGCGGATCGACATCCTCCGCAGTCGCAGTGCCAGTCGCTGTCGTTTGAGCCGACGCTGCCGTCCGTGCCTGCTTCGGCTTGTTCTTCGAGCCCTTCGGCCGGCCGGCGCCTGGCCGGTATCCGCCTCGTGGCATGTGGTCACCTCTGCTGGTGCCTGCGCCACGTCCTGCGGCGCCGGGCAAGGATTCGGCCCGCGGGAGATCACCGCTGAGGAAATCAAACAGGCCGCGAGAAAATCAGAAAAATCAGAAACCCGTCAGGTCACTCAACTGCCGGGAGGGTCTTGCAAATCCCTTCGCGTCATTCCGATCGTCAGAGTGTTCTGGACGAGACCCGCGCCACGATTGAGTTTCACAGCAATTCGCCGCTCAGAAAAGTATCTGAAGCGGAAAAAATTCTGCGAATGCG